GAACGGGATATAGGCAGGGGTGCCGTATTGTATTATGGTGGTTCCCGTAGAAGGCCCTAGAGACCCCCAAGGTGCAGCTTGAGTGATTGCATAATATTTGTATGTGGCACTCTCAAGAACTCCTACCTGATCCATGCCACCACCCCCACCAGCTTCGAGAAGCCCCGTCCATTCACCGGCAGTTACCAGGCGTGCCAGGTTAACCAGGACCAAACGCCTCATCTCGTCCTCGTTCATCTCCTCTACAGCTATGGGATTGCCAGTTGCCTGGATGTTAGCGAACGTTACAGAGTCTAGGTCTAGGTTCTGAAGGTTGGTATAGACCCTGGGCGACTTCTTGTTAGCGTCTGGTAGCGGCATATCGATCACCCTAGTAGTCCGTTCCACTCAGATTTCACACTGAGCCTGGCAAGCTGCACCAGGATAAGCCGTCGTAGCTCATCCTCGTTGAGCATCTCGATACTAATGGGGTTCCCAGTGTTGATGATGTCGTCATCATCAGCAGCCAGAGCCTCTAATGTGACGTTCTTTAGGAGCTTGTAGACGCGTGGGGATTCCCCTGGGGCATCTGGAAGCGGCATCCTATCACTTCAATTGCTTCGTTCGAGACTTGCATATCCGCTCTATGGTGTCGAGATCCTTGGTACTGATGAACCCTCGAAGGAATAGTTTCTTTGATTTCGCTTCGATCTCGCCGAGTCGGCGGCGACCTGCTGCTTTCGTGAGCTTAGCCATTCAATCACGTCTATGCATTTGTGAGGAACTGGGCCTTGTAATTTAATGCGATGTTTGTCGCGGCTGGAGAGAAGCTAGGCTGTTGCACGATGGGGCTACCAGCCGCACACGAACCGATGACGTTACCCAGGGCGTCGACGACGAAGAATCCCTGCGTCTCAATCTTCGCAGCGTCAACAGACGTTCCAAACCATTTCACGATTCGGTCGCCCTGCAATGTATCTCCGATGCTGTTGCCAGTCTGGAGATCGACCAGTTCGTTGGTCGCGCCACCTGAAGGAGTGACATGGAAGATCCGGGAAACACCTCGAGCAGTGTAGACCGCCATGGCGGCCTCTCGATCTGCAGCTGTGTTGTTCATGCACTTGACGATATCACCAGCCTTGAGTGTGTAAGGTTGGCAGAACGCTGGCGATCCATCGGTTACAGCACCTTTGACAGACCAGGGAACGATTGCAGCTACCAGGCCCTGCGAGAGAATGTAGCAGTACCCAACCCCGTTATCACAAGATACTAGGCCAGACACTACTGTCTTGCCAGGCGCGAAGTCTCCGACGTTCTGAGCTGCAACGGTATATGCAGTATCTGTGGTCAAGCTGGTTTCTGTGCCTTCTGCGAGATCTAGCTTCAGGGGAATGTTGGTTCCGTCCGAGCAAACGAGGTTTCCAGTGACTGTGTTTGTTGCCATAGAATCACAACCTCACTCCAAGACCTAGGGGCTTGATGAGCTTGTTAGCTTCTCTGAATGGTTTTGCCATGGTCTTCCTGAAGATCTTGGCTCCTGCATTGAAGGTGATGGCACCTATTGCCATGGGGACAGCGTTGCTCTTAGCGTTCTGCATGATCGTATTCATAGCTAGAGAAGGCTCGTTTAGGATGTCGCCCAGGGAAATGACCCCGGCGCCTGACAGTGTCATCGAGGTGGCACCAAGGCCAACATCTGAAACTGACTTGTAGCCTAGGTCTGTAGATCCGGTGATGACTCCGTAGGGTGATGTTCCCATGGTGCCTTCAGTTAGGATCGCTAGGTTTCCATATCCTACAGCCATGTTGTAGAGGCTGATCGTCTTCGGGCTTCTTCGGCGGGATCTCTTGGCTCGGCGGCGTGCCATAACGCGAGTGTTACAAAACCTCGCTATTAATTATCACTCAAACTCTTCGAGACCCTTCTGAAAGGTACCGTCGGCACCCCTCGGTGACGCAGTACCCTCAATCGTGGTGATTTTGTTGCTTGCATACGCCTGAATCATCTGCGCGATTGCAGCTTGCACAGGATTGACCGGATCGAACCCGCCCATGACACCATCACCGAGCTGATCCATCGTCGCTTTGATGGCGAGAGCCAGGGCAGAGTCCAATTCTACCACTGCAGCATCGAGTTCTGCCCGGATCCAGAGGGCTAGAGCTCCGAGAGCAAGCAAATTCAGGCTAGTTAGGGCGATTAGAAGGGTAATTGTGTCAATAGGCATAGGTGCTCCCGCTATGCTCCGGTGGTGCACCGCCCATGAAGGTGCTTATCTTGATGCTTTTCAGCCCCCCGCAGCGCCCACCCATCCTTGTTCGCCGTTAATAGTGATTGTCCGTTACTCAAACAGAGTTATTGTTATTAACTATCAATGCCAGGAGAGGCCATGGCAATAGAATCAATCAGCCTCTCGCCCGAAGCCCACGCCGTCTTCATCCAGTGGCCTAAGCACAGCCGAACGAACGGTAGATCGTACCATGTGAGCCGTTGCATACTCTTCTCACGCGTATGGGAGGCAGAGGTGAAGCGTCTGCAGAAGGAAGTGAAGCTCTTGGAGAAAGACAAGGAAGTGATGTGGGCGATGATCGAGGAGGCGAAGGAATGAGGTTGATTTGTATTCAATGCAAACACGTATTCGCCGTCGATGCCGTAATTTTCGCCGCCCCTCATCCATTCTGTTGCGACGCTCAAACCAAGATGTGGATCGAATGAAGAAGGGACTCTACCAGTGCCCGCAGTGCCTGCAGTGGTGGGTGTGGCAGTGCAGGGACTCTACAGCCCATCTGCAGCGCAAGTGCCGCAAGTGTGGCAAGAAGGTCCGCGCACAGCTAGAACGGCACTGGACGGGGCGTGGACGGCCACGAGGATGGATCATGCTGCATCGTCCAGCACACACACCAGACCAAGCTCTCATCGGCGAGTGCCGCACCAGGAACAGAAGGATCCGCAATCAACGAGCCATTGGTCGTGCTGTCCGTGTGAAGTGGGATGAGCATAGGAGGGAAAATTGATGAAATCTGGAAATCATACACCTAGGTACAAATTATCCGTGTCACTGAGAGCCTGCGTCCTGGGGGAAATCATTTCCGGTAAGCGGAATTATGAATGCACTCGGTGCTTTCGAGTTCTCAGGCGAACCAACGAATCCAGAGCCACGAAATGTGCTCGATGCTGCAGAGAGATCAGGGAGCTTGACGATGGCGAGTGAAGATTGGTACGACGACATCCCCCTCGAGGCGGATTGCTGGTACGGTTGGGATCTCTTCCTGGAGGATGTCAGCGTCGACACTCTGATTCGCTTCGTAGATTGGGGAGAGATTATGGACAATCTCAATCCGGACTTGGTGATGGGCGCTGTAGATGTTGAGGAGGCGATTTGTTTGAATTGTGGAGAAATAGTGAGAATGTGTGCAATTCTGGATCCACGGTGTGTTCTGTTTGCCTCTCCACCCTAGGGGTAGAGGCATCTTTTCCCAATTCTTTGAATCAGGGTAGAGATACACCGAATGCTTGGGCCCAGAGTTGGGCTACGCTGGTATATTCTTGACCTGTTGCAGGATTGACCCCGGCTTGTTGCTGGTAGAGTGTAGCTGTCTCCTGGATGGCTGCTTCCTGAGCTGCAGTCAGTGGAGCACGCTCGAAGAGTCCCTTGAAGAAGTTCCAGAGACCAGGGCCAAACTCATCCTTGTTCGCCGCCCACCATGTGCGAACGTCGGCCACGAGGTCATTGATGTCATTGGGAGTACCGAACAGGATCTCCTTGCCGGTCGCTATCTCGATCAGCGTGATGCCGAGGTAGACGTTCTGAAACGAGAGAGCCTGGTCGACTGCCTCAGAGAACTTGTCAACCTGGTACGCGCCAATCAGGGAGTCGAACATTTCTTTCTCCCGATCTTGGAGAGAAATTCTGAACTCGATAACCTGGTCAGGAGGGCGCTTGCTCATCAGAGCACCCCGGTGATCGAGTCCCAGAGACTCTGGCCCAGTCCCATCCCGAGGATCCATCCGAGGAGGAATGCCATTCCGTTCTTCTGGAAGATCTCTCGAGCCTTCTCTGAGAGGTCGCTCATTCTGGCGCCTCTGGGAAGGCGTCGTAGGCGTCGTTGCTCTCCTCATGGTTCTGCGGGAGATCTCGAAGAGCCTGGCGGTACTCCTTCCAGGCGTTAGGAAGGGTTACGTCCTTCAGGGCTCGCCAGTCGGATCGCGCTAAGGCATCGTCCCTCTTCATTCGGACCCGATCCCACGAGACGTCGAACTCTTCGACGCTGATGATTTCCGTACCGTGATAGGTGGTACCGTGATAGGTGGTCGTCGTTCTATTCATATTCACCAATCCAGATTGACCATGACGCGCTGCTTGCTATCTACGGTCAAGTTCGCCGGGGTCACTGTCGCAGGTAGTGTATTATCTGAACCTGTTTCTAGCATGCACATCGAGTAACCGTTCTCAACGTCTCCGGTAGGGCCCAGCGCGGCTTGATAGTTTGCGCTGATTGCAGAGAGTGTGAAGTGCCTGCCCGAGTTGGAGCTGACCCAACCGAGCCAGTAGGTTGTGCCTCTCACAAGGGTTATTGTCGAGGAGAAAGAGGTTTGACGTATGTTCCCAGTCGAGACGGCCATAGGCATTGTTGCATAGCCCATTAGCGAGTCGGGTAAACCATCGGTTGAACTGTATATCCCGGCGAGGAAGTTAACTTCAGTCCCGGCGGCAGAAGTGAGGTTGATTGTCAGACCGGCAAGAGCTCCGTCATTAGGACATACGAACGGGATATAGGCAGGGGTGCCGTATTGTATTATGGTGGTTCCCGTAGAAGGCCCTAGAGACCCCCAAGGTGCAGCTTGAGTGATTGCATAATATTTGTATGTGGCACTCTCAAGAACTCCTACCTGATCCATGCCACCACC